TCTGCTACAACAACTATTTATTAAATACAATGTAGTTATGCATAATGCTAAGTTTGACTTACATATGCTTGAGTACCACTTTAACTTTAAGTTCCCCCGAATTGATGATACTATGATTATGCACTATAATCTTGATGAAACTCCGGGAACGCATGGACTAAAGGCCCTTGCTATGAAGTACTGTGAGAACTTAGGTGACTACGATAAAGCCTTAACAGAGTTTAGATCAGACTACTGTAAGACACATAAGATTAAGCAAATGGACTTTACATATGACTTAATCCCATTCGACATCTTATCTAAGTATGCAGCTATTGATACCGCAGCAACTATTGAACTATATTTTAAGTTCAAACCAATTATTGACAAGAGTCCTAAACTAAAGAAAGTTTACACAGACATTCTAATCCCGGGTATGCGTTTCCTTAAAGAAGTGGAAAATAATGGCGTACCTTTTGATATGGATAGACTTGTTAAAGGGCAGACTAAGATGTCCGCTCAAATTAAGGAGCTGCAAGATAACTTGTACTCTTACAAGGAGCTTCATACCTTCGAGGAAAACCAAGGTAAGTTATTTAACCCTAACTCTCCTATGCAACTAAGAGTACTACTTTTCGACATATTGGGTCTAACACCCGTGCCGGGAAAGAAGACCGGTACTGGAGCAATTAGTACAGATGCTGAAGTGTTGGAAATTCTGTCTAAGGAACACCCTCTACCAGAAGCCATATTAGGTATTCGTAGAGCTAGTAAGATTAAGAATACTTACTTAGATAAGATCATTCCTGCACTAGATGCCGATAAGCGACTAAGAACCGGATTTAATCTTACTTCTACAACTTCAGGTCGGCTGAGTTCAAGCGGTAAGCTTAACATGCAGCAATTACCTAGAGATAATAAGATTGTTAAGTCTTGTATTAAAGCACGCCCTGGGTATAAAATTGTATCGCAGGATTTAGCCACAGCAGAGATGTATGTAGCAGCAATCTTATCAGGAGACAAGGCTTTACAAGATGTATTTATTAGTGGTGGAGACTTCCACAGCTCAATGGCACATAGAATCTTTCAGCTACCTTGTGCAGTTGAAGAGGTAACAGAAAAATTTAAGAAAAAGCGTCAAGCCGCTAAAGCAATCTCCTTTGGTATTTTATACGGTTCTGGGCCTCAAAAGGTAGCAGAAACGGCAGGAGTTAGTTTAGATGAAGCTAAGGACGCTATTAAGGACTACTTTGAAACTTTCCACAGACTAAAAAGTTGGTTAGATGAGTCTCAACGAGCTATTAAACAGAATCAGTTTATCTACAGTATCTTAGGAAGAAAGCGTAGAGTTCCTAATGTTATCTCGACAGATAGAGCTGTAGTAGGGCATGAAGTACGTAGTGCGGTAAACTTTTTAATCCAATCAGTAGCTTCAGATGTAAACTTACTAGCAGGTATTGATATGCAAGAATACATCGAGGCTAGAGGTTTAGACGCTAAAATCTTTGGTCTAGTACATGACTCAGTTCTTGCTGAAGTACACGAAGATGACTTAAAAGAGTACTGTGATAAACTAAAGGAACTTACGCAACTAGACAGAGGTGTAAGTATCCCAGGTACTCCTATTGGTATTGATGTGGAGATTGGAGATGATTACTCATTTACAGACCCAGAGGAAGTTTGGGGATGATTGGCAAACCTCTAGAAAATATTAAGTATCCTGTATACCCTTTGAGAGGGTATACAAAAATAACTGATATTAATGGAGTGGTCAAGGTACACACGCACTACAATATTTATATTATAGATGATCGGAATTTGGAAGGCAAAACATTAGGTGAGCGCCGACTACGCTTGAAAAAGTTTAAATATTCGTTACCTACTAGCGTGGCTAATGCTAAGGACGTGATTATGAGCTCCAAAAAGGTTTTTATAGATGATGAAGGAGTTATCTTTAAATACGTCAAAACTAGAAAGGCGCGCTTAATTTATAAACAAATAGCAGAATTAGTAAGATTACCCTTTGAGACCACAAAGATTATAGTAAGAGGTATACACACCCCTTTCATTATGCATCAAGATATCCCTTTGGATTATGCGTATGCAGGTGTGCTACAATTTGATGGGGGTTATATCTTATATGAAGTATCAAAGAAAAAGAAACCCGACTCTTGGAGGAAAGTATGAATAAGGCAGTCCTTAGTAACCGAATATACCTTAATGTAAACGATGAATTAGTAGAAACACTAGAAAAGACTTTAACGTATGAGATTGAGCAAAAGACAGGAAACCCTTTAGACTCCAATGTACTAATAATTAGAAACGCTACTAGAATTAAATATGATTTATACTCTATCCCTAGTGGTAGAACTGACTTAATTCCAGAGGACTATGTATTAGTAGATAAGCAAGTAAAGATACCCGCAAATTTCCCCGAGTTTAGATTTGAACTTAGACCTTCTCAGCAAGAGATATTCGATAAAGTAACGGGCTCTTGCTTAATTAATGCTCCAGTTAGTTATGGAAAAACCTTTCTAGGGTTGGCTTTAGCTGCTAAGATGGGGTACAAGACATTAGTTATTGTACATACAATAGCATTAAGAGACCAGTGGGCTAAAGAAGTAGAAAAGTGCTTTGGTATTAAACCGGGCATCATTGGGTCGGGACAATTCAATTTAGACTCCCCAATCGTTTTAGGCAATATACAAACTATACGAAAGCGTGTACCTAAATTAATAGAAGAATTTGGCACAGTGTTGGTAGACGAGTGCCATCATACTCCCGCAGCAACTTTTACTGATGTATTAAATAAAATAAAGGCAACAGTGAAGATAGGGTTATCCGGGACTCTACAGAGAAAGGATAACAGACACGTTGTGTTAAAAGATTACTTCGGATTTGATTTACACCAACCTCCGGTTGAGAATTCAATGAAACCCGAAGTATATATACTAAAGACAGGTATATTCTTTAGTAGTAATAGAAATATGCCTTGGGCCTTGCGAGTAAATGATCTAGTTAAGAGAGATGATTACAAGCAATTAGTAGCGGATGTTGCACAAACCCAAGCTATAAAAGGGCACAAGGTACTAGTAGTAGGCGACAGAGTACAGTTCTTAGAAGCTATAGCTAAGCTTTGTGGGCCTAATGCAATGGTTATAACAGGTAAGACTGAGAATAGAGACGAAATGCTGAAATCTATTGATATAGACAAAGATATATTATGTGGTAGTATTAGTATCTTTTCAGAAGGCATTTCATTAAACTCTCTGTCTTGTTTGGTGCTAGCAACACCCATTAATAATGAACCTATGTTAACCCAACTTATAGGTAGAATTATCAGACTTAAGGAAGGTAAGATGACACCTGAAGTTATTGACTTGAATTTAAAGGGGTCTACAGCTAACAACCAGGCTACTGCACGAGCTGGGTTATACCTTAAATTAGGCTATAAAGTACACAACCTAACTTAAAAATATTACTTGACAAAAAGGTCAAACTTTGGTATAATAGTCGCATAAATGATAAAATATAACTGGAAAAAAGTTAAGCAATGCGCGGGTGGTAAGCCCAAGGTTGTGCTAGCTCTGATGTATTTAATAACAAGAGGTGTTGTACCCACTAAGTGGGGCAAGTACCTAAGGGATTTAAATCTAAAAGGAATACAGGGAGATAGTTTTATTTTGAACCCCGAAGAACTGTTAGAGTCTTTAGACTTTTATAGTGAAGCGGAAGTTATAATGTATATTCACTTAGCCAGTCTAAGAAACTATACAAGTTATCACTTAGAAGGTAATGCAAGTTTACCGCTCTTACATGCTGATATACATGAAAAATATATACAACAAAACGGACTACTAGAAATAGTAGGAAATAACATACAATTTAAATACGAGGAATAAAATACAATGGCAATTACATTTAAAAAAATCAACGGTAAAGCAAAGAAGGGTGGCGCAGAGCTGCTAACATTAGTAGATGGTGATAATACATTCAGAATGGTTGGCGACATCGTCGCTAGATACAATTACTGGGTGCCGGGTTCAGAAGGTAAAAACCTTCCTATGGAATGTGTAGGCTTTGACAGAGAGTCAGAGTCTTTCAAGAACTTAGAAAAAGACTGGGTTCGTCACTACTTCCCAGAGCTTAAATGTTCTTGGGCATACGCAGTTATGGCAATTGACCGTGCTGACGGTAAGCTAAAACTTCTAAACTTGAAAAAGAAAATGTTTGAGCAAATCCTAACTGTTGCAGAAGAGTTAGGTGACCCTACGGATACTAAGACGGGTTGGGATATTACAGTTAACCGTAAGAAAACTGGCCCGTTAGCGTTTAATGTAGAGTACACAGTTAAGCAGATGAAAATTAAGGCTGCAGCACTTAGTGCAGCTGATCTAGAACTAATTGCTGAATTGAAGCCTATTGATCAAATCGTAGTACGACCTACTTCAGATGAGCAAAAGACTTTCATTGAGAGTAATATCTTAGGCAATAAGGAAGAAGATACTTCTGCGGACGTAATGGAGGAGTTTGAATCTGCTGAGGATTTAGGCTAATAAGTTAAGACCTTAAAAGGGGACGTATTATTGCGTCCCTTTTTTTACTATAGGAGGAAAGTATGAAAGTATTATTCTCGGCAGACTGGCATATTAAATTGGGGC